GGATTATGTAAGAAATACGCTTATCTTTTTTTGCTGTGAGTCGAAGTTGATCTGCCAAAGCATGACTAATCCCTTGTTCGTCAGATAAGCCAGCGTCAATATCGATCGCGCATACTTCACCTGATGATCTTGGGTTATGGTCGGACTTCCTTGATTGATGCTTAAGATCACCGATCCATCCATCAGCCTTCCTGCTGCGATCCACGAAAGTATCATTTACTTGATCGCGTAAAGTGTCAGCAGCTTTGGATAGGTAAGGCTTCATTAGCCAAGAATCAATTTTGCTTCATCAGCAGTTAAACCTAATCGATCCAAGATTGCTTGGCGTGCTAATTCTTTTGCTTCGGCTTCGGCTTTTGCAGTTTCGGCATTTGCTTTGTCAATTTCATATTGAGCAAATTCTGCATCATTCATTTCTCTATCGATAATTTCATCTAATTCGATATTATGAATTCTTACCATTGGTCTTGTTGTTTTTGGCATTATTTCACTCCGTAAAGTAGAACTGTTCCAGTAGAAAAAGTGTTGCCCGGCATTGTAAAAACTAAGGAAGTAATTGCTGTATTGCTTTTGAAATAACCGCCACCCATTGTAGGTATGTCGCCACTTACGCTACCATTAAAACCACCAAAAATTGACATTGGTTTATATCTAGCACTATTTGCGTAATCATGCAATCTTACACAAAAAGAATTATCGGCATTTGTATAAGTCATACTTTGCGCACCTGTTAGATTTATTGTTGCATCCCAATTGGTAGTCGCATTTTGTAAACCAAGCATTTCCCAAGCATTAGCGTTATTGTTAATTGATAATCTCAAATGATTATTTTCGCTACTTCCTGTTACGCCTTTAATAATAATTTGTAAATCATTATAACTACCGCTAATTCCTGAAATAGTAGTAGTTGCACCTGAAAGAGTTGTTGTTGATAATAAAGTCATTCCACCACTTGAGGATGTTATCCACTCAGGAGCAGTCGCACCAGAATTAACCGCAAGCACTTGGCCAGCCGTGCCAATTCCAATACGAGCTTTTGCAGTTGATGTTGTGTAATAATCAATATCGCCAGCAGTAGTTCCCGGATTTAATGCTTTAACTGTTGTGTCAGCAGATGATCCAAGTGTGCGAATTGCTGCTGCACCATCTTTGACCAGCGCGGTATCGTCTGGAGTGCTCCAGCTGTAATTGGTAGTAGTTGCCATTTTATCCTTTTCCTATGCGACTATTGTAGCGTACTCCCAAGTCAAACTTGGGTCTATTGTGTTCCAAGCCTCTGTTATTGGCGTGGTATTCCAACGCATCGCCACTTGGCTAAATGCGGTTGGTGAAACATTAATTGTCAAGAAAAGTTCATTGAACCTAGTTGACCATGACCAGCCCTCGACATAACCCTCAAAAGATCCACCTGAGATCTGAGTTGGCAAGTTATCAAGAAATACTGGCATTCCCATAAATACGCCCAAAAGATTATCTCGATCTGAGTTGTCGATCTCTGCGTTAGTTATTGGAAAAGTAATGGATTGGAACTTAGGTAGTGGATAAGCTCTTTGAGCGATATAACGATCAGCAATTGCTTGAGCATCAGCTGAGCCATGAATTCTTGAGTTAATGGTTTCTGCTTTGTAGCCATATAGGGCAATAGAAGCGGCATCTGTAGCTGTTTCCTGTGAGTTATAGTTATTGCCATAATTAAGATAAATGTCATTTCTAACATCACCTGAACGCATAACCGTAGATAAGCCATTACCTAAAGCATGACCAGCATCTAGGTCAACATAACCATTGGCTAAAAGATAAGTTTGCCTGTTGTTTCCATCTGCATAACCTATGTTCCCTGAATTGTCCTCATAAATATAACCAAAAGCAGAATTGGCAATATCAGATACCACATTGTAAATTGTGTCTGTTACATTTGATTGTGAACTCATTGTGTAAAGGCCGGGCTGATCTATTTCGCCTAATCCTAAATTAACTGCTTGAAGCCAAGTTTCTGTTGCGTTATAGGTTGACCATTGAGAAGCTGCTGGAACATCATTCCAAGTTCCAAGCAATACGCTGGAAAGTATTTCATAGACTTGATTACCATCCTCATCCTGAGAAATGTTATCATTCCAAATTTCTCTGGCTATTCTGGCAAGTGATCCCATAGCAATAATTGTGTATTGAATAACTGTGGCAGTTGCACCTGTTTGACCAACCTCGACAGTTACATCCGTGATATCGCCACCAAATAGGTTTACATAAGTTGCTGAACTATCTTTAACCTGTAAATCTAAACTGTCATTAATGTCAAAAGGTAGCGTTTGATTATTTAAGGCAATTAAAGTTATTTGAATATAAGATGGATTTGGCTGTGAATAAATGTCATCACGACCAGCCTCATGCTGAATATCGCTTATTGCTATGTCAGTATAGTCAACCCCACCGACAGTCAATTTCCAATCTGGTGTCCATGCACTCATGGCTACTTCTTAACAGCTGCGCGTGAAAGGTATGGATTAGATCTAGCAGCACTTTCATTAATTGCCCTAGTAACAGCCCTTGCTGCACTTTCGCTATCAATTGCTTTAACAGTTATATTCGTAACGCCTTGACCTGTTGTATAACCACCACTTGGTTTTGGAACTGATGGTAATGATGATCTAGCAGCTGATGGAGCAGGGTTTGGAATTGAGCCAATATTGACACCCGGAATTACATTAAGAACTGATGTAAATGAATTGGCAAGTGATATAACTAAACCAATTGCTTCTCTTAGGAATGTAATAAATCCTGAAATAATGCCACCGACTACGCCAATTGCTTTTCCAAAATTTTCAGCACCTCTTTGAGTTTCAGCTAGTCCAGCACTTAATCCTTCATCACCTGTTAAACCTGCGATAAAAGCATTTAAGGTTGGAATGCCTTGATCGTTTAAGAAAGATATAAATTGCTCAACTGCTGGCAATAAAGCAAACCCTAAACTTTCCTTAGCCTCATCAAATCCTACTTTTAAGCGATCAATCTTTCCTTGAAAGGTTTCAGCATTTGTAGCTGCTGCGCCACCATATAACTCTGCTAATTTGGCTTGGACTTCGGTAAAAGATAATGTTGCAAGTTCAGCCTTAGATAATCCAAGACCTAATCTACCAAGTGCTGCTTGGTTACCATCTTGAGCACGACCTAAAGCATTTGCAACAGTTTCTAAATCTTTACCAGATGCAGCACTAATATCTAAAGCAAGGGTTAATAACTTTTGGGCTTCCTCAGTTGATTTTGTAGATACCGCTAATCTCTGCAATGCTGGTCTTAATTTATCATCGGTAACGCCTGTTGCTAAAGATGTTTGAAGAATCATGTCTTCAGTTGCCGCTATTTGGGCATCAGTAGCCCCTGTGGCCTGTCTTAGGGCATTGGCTAACCTTAACTGTGCCTGCTCATCCTCTATCGCAGCCCTGACCCCATCAACGGCTAATTTGCCAGCATAAGCAACGGCAGCAGCAGCAGCGACCGCAAAAGCAGCAGCAGCCTTTTTTCCAAACTCTGAAATCTTGCTTGAGTTACTTTCAACGGCTTTATCAGCTTCGCCTAACTTCTTTTTTAGATCATCAACATCGGCAAGGATTGATAACTTTAATGTGCGATTACCGGTAGCCATTAGATCCATTCCTTAATAATGCGAGTAAAACTTTCTTCCCACTTGTTTATCAATTCAGGCTGAATTCTGCGAAGGGTTGGATAAATGAACCATCCGCGAGATCCACGACCTGACCGCCCAGAATATGAAGGGAACTGTTTGAATTTATTTGAACCAAACTCAACACCACCCCATAGGGTTTGTGTAGTAGCACCACCTGAAAACTTTTGTCTTGCAAATCCGTAACTGAACTCACCGATTTTGCTTGATTTTTTAATGCTAACGCCATCCGCAACTCTTTGCGCAACCGCGCCTGCCTTTGTTCTTGTTCCAGCTGCTTGCTTAATTTCCTCAGATGCAAAATACGCCAAAGCAGCAGATTGACGGCGTGCTTCATCAGTAGCTTGGTCGTCCATAAGTTTGAAAGCTTTGTAAATATCGCGCAGGTCTTTTTTATTGTAGGCGATTGTTTCATTTGCCATACCTCTGCTCCAATACTTCGATCGCTGTTAGAATGTCATCCGAATCAACCCACTCACTCATTGGAATTTGTGTGGCTAATGCCAACTCAACCAATAATCTGTTTAGGCTTCCTGCTGGATGGCTTTTGGGTTTGCATCACCGACTATTACATCGCTGATAGTTTCCATCCATATATCAAAACCTTTTACTGGCTTTCCTGCTGCTTCTCGCTTATGTGCGTTATAAGCCAAAAACATTAAATCCCACATGCCAAGTTTTTCTTTTGCTTGGCTTATGGTGTTGCCAGTTGTCTTTTCCCATTTAGCCCACTCAGGCGGTTGAGCTACATAAGTGGCTTGCTCGCCTGAGTTATATTCAATTGTAATTGGTAACTTCATTTGTTTGCTCCCGTTTGTTTATTGATTAAAAGGTTTCTGCTGGCACACCAATTACTTGGAATGATAAAGATACAGTTTGCGCATCTGGTGCAGTTCCACCAGCTGAAGGCCACATTGGCAATACTTGGAAAGTAAATACTGCGCCTGATGTAGCTGTGAAAACTGTGCTGATTGCTGTATCTGGTGCTGACTCAGCAACGCCCCATAGAATCTCACATAGAGATCCAGTTGCGCCCCAGTCGGCTAACATTTCAACTTCAAAGGTGAAGTTATTATCAGTTACCTTAAAGACTTTTCCGTCTAGTGTCTGATAAGTCTGACGATCCATTTCGCCAGTAAGTGTTGCTGTTGTTGCTTGTGCATCGAAATTATTACCGCCAATAGTGAAGGTAATATCTCGACCGGTAATAACTGTCGTTGGCATTTTTCTCCTTAGATTGTTCTCTGGTAATAGGTGCTAACTCTAACATCTGC